ATGCGGGATCACCGCAAGCTGAGCGCCTGGGCCACGAGCAACGGAGGGGATTACCTTTCTATCGGTGTCCGCGGCGCCATCACAGGCAGGAGAGCCGACCTCATCATCATCGATGACCCGGTAAGGTCACAGGCGGATGCTGAAAGCATTCGGCAGCGGGATCATATCTGGGAGTGGTACAAGTCGGATATAACGACACGCCTGAAGCCGCGCGGCCGGGTGGTTTTAATCATGACACGCTGGCATCCCGACGATCTGGGAGGACAGCTTCTGGAGCGGTCGAGTCTGGACTGGCGCGTCGTGCGGCTTCCCGCCCTCGCAGAACCCAACGACCCGCTTGGGCGGCCGATCGGAGCGGCGTTGTGGCCCGAGTGGGAGGATCATGACGAACTCCAGCGGAAACGAGAACTGATCGGCGAGCGAGCCTGGTCGGCACTTTTTCAGCAACAGCCATTGCCCTCTGGCACTCGCCTTTTTGCCGCTGACCGTATCGCAATCGTTCCTCTGCCAACAGATTTTGAAGCGGTGGTCCGCGCGTGGGACCTGGCGGCGACTAATGTTACCGGCCGAAACGACCCGGATTGGACGGTCGGAGTCAAACTATCGCGCGAAGCGACGGGCCGGTATCTGATCCTGGATGTCGCGCGCATTCGCGGAACAGCCCATGAGGTCGAAGAGCTTATTATCAGCACGGCCGAACGGGATGGAACGAAAGTCATCGTGGCGATTCCCGAAGATCCGGGCCAGGCGGGGAAAAGTCAGATGTCGTATCTGACCCGACAACTCGCCGGATTTCATGTGATTTCATCGCGGGAAACAGGATCCAAGGCAACGCGAGCCACGCCGCTCGCGTCACAAGTGGAAGCCGGCAATCTGTCCATCCTCCGCGCCGGCTGGAACCGGACATTGCTCGATGAGTTGCGGGATTTTCCATGGGGCAAAAAGGACGATCAGGTCGATGCCCTGGTTCGCGCGTTCACCACGCTGACGAACCGCCCGCGCCCGCCGAGCTCCATCGCGGTATCGATACTAAGCCGCTGACGTTAAAGTTTGGAACCGCATGTTCGACACACTTTGCGATTTGGTCGCATACGACAAAGACTATCCTCAGCGGGTCCGCCGGCTAACGATCCTGGATCGCGTGCTGAACGGTACGCTTTACGATGTCCTGCCGTATCATTTTCATGAGGAGAGAAGTGAGGCCGGGGAGTATATCCCGTTACGTCAACGGCGTCCGAGTGTCCGGTACCCGCTGTGCCGAATTGTCGTCGACGATAGTGTATCCCTGTTGTTCAGTGAGGGGCATTTCCCGACGATCGATAGTAGTGACCGGGCGGTACGGGTGGCGTTCGCGAATATCGTAAAAGAGACGCGGCTAAATCTGACAATGACCCGGGCGGCGGTACGGGGTGCGACCGGCTCAGTCGCACTTCTTTTACGGGTGCTGAAGGGACGGCTTTTCGTCGATGTCCTGGACACGATGTATCTCACTCCGATCTGGGATCCATCCGCGCCGGATACGCTAGTGCGGGTCGATGAGCGATATAAGGCTTCCGGTGCCGATCTTATTCGCAATGGTTACGAGATCGCCGATCCGGACGGCCAGTTTTGGTTCACACGATCCTGGGACGACGAAAGCGAGACCTGGTTCGAACCAACGCCGGTCGGCAAAACCATTACGGCTGCTATCGACACCGAACGATCAGTCTCCCACAAAATTGGTGCTGTCCCGATCGTGTGGATCCGGAACTTGCCCGGGCCAACCGCGACGGGCGACAGCGCTGATGGCGCCTGCACGTTCGCGGCGGCGATGCACATCCAAGTGGAAATCGACTACCAGCTCAGCCAGGTCGGCCGCGGACTAAAATACAGTAGCGATCCAACATTGTTACTCAAGGACCCTGCCCTACCCGACGGCGATTTAATCAAAGGTGCGGGAAATGCCTTGATCGTATCCGAGAAGGGCGATGCGCGGCTTCTGGAGATCGGTGGGACAGCTTCCGCGGCAGTGATTGAGTATGTTCGCACGTTACGAGAGTTCGCACTGGAGAGCATCCACGGCAATCGGGCCAGTCCCGAACGGATTACCGCCGCGCAGTCCGGCCGAGCGCTGGAGTTGCTGAACCAGGGGTTGATCTGGCTCGCTGACAATTTGCGTACGAGTTACGGCGAAGCAGGGCTTTTACAGCTTGCCCGACTGATCGTACGAGCGTCCCAGATGTACAGTCTTGTCGTTCTGGGTGAGCCGATTGAACCGCTGGATCCCAGCGCATCGCTGAGTCTGAAATGGCCACGGTGGTATCCGACAACGGCCGATGACAGGCAAAAAGACGTGCAGTCCCTTACGACGCTGGTGGCGAACGGATGCATCAGTCGCGAGACCGCGCTGAGAGCAATTTCCGCTTGTTATGATATTGAGTATGCCGAGGACGGCCTGGCATCCGCAACTTTTGATGATGTTTCGTGAGATCAAAATGGACGATGAATTGCCTGATGTGCCATTAGCCACCGAAGCTGATATTGACCCCGACGAGATCGTCAAGCTTCGTGACCACTTTCAATCCCGTCTCGTGGCCGCGAATTTGCGGACAGAAGCTGTCCGTGCCGGCATGGTGGATCTGGATGGCTTGAGGTTGATCGACATCTCTGGCGTTCAGCTGGGCAGCGACGATGCCGTCATTGGCGGTCGGAAGATGATGGACGATCTTCGACGTGCCAAGCCGTGGCTTTTCGGCGTTGCATCGTCGTCGAGTGCCGCCGTCGCGCCGGCGTCGCAGCCGGTTCGGCAAAAGATGGCATCAGAGATGACCGACGACGAATATGCGGCCGCCCGAGCGGTTGTGACGAAGTATCAATTCTAATATTATTTAGGACCAGCGATGGGTATTCAAAATTTCCCGGTTTCACTTCAGCCTATTATTCAGCAGGGTTTTCTGGAGCGAGAGTTTTCGCAGGCGCTCCGTTCGCGGCTTGGGTATCGGGCTTGCGCCGATCGTGTGAAAGTGGCTGTGGGCATCGGTGAAACACTGACCAAGACGAGAGCCGGCCTTAAACCGTCGGTGACGACCCCGCTGGCGCCGTCCACGAACACCAACTTCGATAATGGTCTGACACCGAGCGCCTGGGGCGTCGAGCAGTATACGGTCAGCATCAATCTTTATGCCGCAACAACCGATCTGAACGTCGTGACGGAGCGGGTCGGCATCGCGTCGCAGTTTCTTCAGAACGCTTATGCGAACGGCGAACAGGCCGCCCGTAGCCTGGACGAACTGAGCCGCAACGCGCTGTTCGATGCGTATCTGGGTGGCAATACCCGTGTCCGCACGACGCTTGCGAGCGCGGGCCCGACCATTTCAGTCGATGACGTGCGCGGTTTCCAGACCGTGTTCGTAAATGGTGTACAGCAGGCAGTCACCAGCAGCACGCCGATGACGGTCACCATCGGGTCCAATGCTTACTCGCTCATAAGCGTTGCCGTTGATACGACCAACGTATCCTCGGCGCCGAACGGGGTGTCCGGAACATTGACGCTGTCCGGCAATGTTTCGGTATTGGATGGGACAGTCGCCAACACGGTTACCGCCGCCAGCGGATCGACGATTGTCCGGCCGTCGCAGCGCGGCAACAGTTCGCTGATCGCCGCGTCCGATACCTTGACGATGTCCAATCTTCTAGATGCCGTCGCGAAGTTGCGGCTGAATGCGGTTCCAGAGATCGACGGCGCCTATAACTGCTATCTCGATCCGGTCTCGTCCCGCCAATTGTTCGCTGATCCGGACTTCAAGCAGTTGTTTCAAGGCGCCACATCGGCCAACCAAGTGTTCAAGAAGGGTATGACGAACGACTTCCTGGGTCTTCGGTTCGTTCCGACCACCGAGTCGTTCGTGCAGCCCCATCCAACGCTGGCGGGCCTGATGATCCGGCGGCCCATGATTTGCGGTCAAGGCGCGCTGATCGAGGGCGACTTTGCCGGCATGGCCGCCACGGATATCGTACCGGCGGACTCGATCATCACGATGGTCGATGGCATCGCGATGGTCACGCGCGAGGCCATTGACCGATTGCAGCAGATCATCGCGCAGTCCTGGTATTGGATCGGCGGGTTCTGCGCGCCGTCGGATACGACCACGAACCCGACAACCGTTCCGACGGCCACAAACGCCGCGTACAAGCGAGCCGTGATCGTGGAACATATCGGTTAAGACCGTCAGAGGGGCGCAATCGCCATGCCGCTAGGTTCCGTGAGTCCCTTCCGTCCAACCGGCACGATCGGTTTGTCGGTGAGTAGCACTTCGGGCAACGTTTCGTTGTCGGGTGGCGGCGATTCAATCGTCGTCACCAACACCACGACGGCTCTAGCCTATATCCGGTTCGGGTCCGATTCGACAGTCACGGCATCCACCGCCGATATGCCAATTTTGGCCAGCAGCAAGCTGATTCTATCGATCAATAGCCTGATCACCTACGCGGCTGCGATTTCGCCCACCGGATCGGGTACCATCCTGTTCAGTCGCGGCGATGGATCGATCACTTGAACCCTTTAACAGACGCCGAGAAGGTGGACATCCGCAGATTCTGCGGATATCCCGCCTATGGAGCCGCTCCGACCGGCATGCAGTCCTGGCGCTACTTTCAGGTTTATGGCGTGCTTGAGTTTCGGCTCACGAATCTATCAGATTCCGAAATCACGATCGTCCGGCGATATCTCGGTAGTCTGACCACGCTGGAATTGGCCATTCCGGGTGCATCCGACAATCTGGATACGGATCAGGCCTCCATGTGGACGCGAAACAAAGACGAGTTGAACGATCGGATGCGTCTGTTCGACGGATGGAGACGACGGCTTTGCGGCTTCATTGGTGTTCCCACTGGTCCCGCGCTATCCAGCGGCACCGCATCATTGATCGTCTAAGCAATGAACGGCCGCAGTTTACAGGATCGCCTGTATTTGGGAATGGGCTTGGCTGCCAGGTATATCGGACGGTCCACGGACGCATACCGTCCGGATGGCCCGTTCAACCCATTGGCTAGAGAAAATCGGTTTTTGCGTTTGCCCGCCACATTCGGATCGGCAAAAGGCAATGGGGGGCGAAGTAACACCTATGGCGATCCACTCTGGCATGGCACGTTCGACGCCAGCTACACACGGATCGGCGACTACCTTGCGCAGGATAGCGGGACGTTCTTCGTGGCATCGCAGGACCCGCTGCTTCCGATCTTGTGCGTGAAATCCAATCGCATCGTGTCGATCGTTCGGCCAAATATTCAAACGAGTACCGCTAACAACGCCTATGGCGGCTATACGCCAAGCCAATCTGTACCCTTAATGACGGCGTGGCCGGCGAGCGTTCTTGGCGAAAACCGGTCCAGCGCGCCGATAGCAGACTTGCCGACAGATCAGGCGATTCCCTATTGGAACGTTTTGCTTCCGGCGATCGCCCGTATCCTGCTGTCGCCCGGCGATCTGATCACCGACGACCTGAACAGAACAGCCGTCATAACGGGATCGGAACTGACCGACCTTGGGTGGCGCATCAGCGCAAAGATGGCAACGACCTAGATGGCAGATCTCTCCGATATCGAGCAGGCGGTGGCGGACAGCGTCTTATCGATTTTGTATCCCGCAGGACCGTCGCAATCGAGCATCGTGGGAGCGCTATGCAGGATTTACCGCGGTTGGCCGAATCCCGCCACTTTAAACACGGACCTGAGTGCCGGCGCGATCAATGTCACAGTCGTTTCCGACAATGATTCGGGCCGTACGACGACGCGATATCTTCCCGAATGGCAGACAACGCCCTCACAGCCAGGGGCCACAGCGAGTACGGCCGGATCGGTCATAACGATATCCGGCAACCCAACGATTGGTGACGTTGTCGGTGTTCTCATCGACGGGATCGCTTATGCGTATCGCATTCGGACAGGCGATACCACCGACCTGGTGGCCGCGAATTTGAGCCAACTGATTCAAATGGATCGTCCAGCGACCGCGCAGGGCTTCAATATTACCATACCGGGGGCCGGGTCGATCAAGGTTCGGATAGTTTGCGATAATACAACGTCTTTCGAGAGCCGGCGTCAGGAAAAAGACCTCCGGGTCATATGCTGGTGCCCAAGCCCGCCGATCCGCGATTCCGTCGCGGCTGCAATCGACGCGGCTATTGACCCGATGAGCTTCATGGCCCTGCCCGATGGATCGCGCGCCCGAATGACCTATCGCAACACCAGCAGTTATGATCAGGCGCAAAACGCACTGCTCTATCGGCGGGACCTAGTTTATACAATAGAATATCCGACGATCACTGTCATCCAGCAGCCATCTATGCTTTTTGGTGCCTCCGATATCAACGGCAATATTACATACGGTTAGGTATTCACCATGACATTTCACCTCGTGGTCACGCGGTCTTTTCTCAATTTCGTCAAGGGCGACATTATCGCCGACGTTTCGAGGATCGGGGAGATACTCGCCAGCGACCATAAGAAGTTCGTCACCAAAGTCGCGGTGTCCAGCACGCCGAAAGGGTAGTTCACGTGCCAATTTCTCAACAAGGCAGCGTCAATACGACGTCGCTGATCGTCCCTGATCTGTATGTGCAGATCGTCCCACCTCAAAACCTAATTTTGAACGGGGTTCCAACGAATATCGTTGGCGTCGTCGGGACCGCCTCCTGGGGTCCAGTCGATGAACCGGCGATCGTTGCCACGATGGCCGATTATGCCCAGCAATTCGGTACAATCGTTCCGCGAAAGTATGACATGGGCACCCAGATCGCGACAGCGGTCCAGCAGGGCGCCCAGAACTTCCGCTGCGTTCGGGTGACCGATGGAACCGACACGGCGGCCTATACCGTGGTTCCCGGTTCCAACGCGAGTTTCACGGCCATTCATACCGGTTCCCTTGGGAACAACATCACTGTGACGCTCGCGGCAGGCACCCAGCCAAACATATGGACGCTGTCGGTCCTGCTGCCAGGATTCGAGCCGGAAATTTATGACGGGCTCACCGGCAATGGAGCAGCCTTTTGGGTAGGGTTGGCTTCGGCGGTCAATTCGGGTCTGGGGCCTCAGCGCGGACCGTCACAACTGGTCCTGGTCAGTGCTGGAGGGACGACGGCCTCGCCGGCACCGTTCTCCCTGAGCTTAGGCGCATCCAGCGCAGGCACGGACGGCGCGACGCAGGTGGGCAGCTTCCAACTGATCGGTGCCGATCTATCCAGCCGAACCGGCATGTATGCCCTGCGCGGACAGGGCTGTGGTATCGGACTGCTCGCAGATTGCGATGATGCCACCACCTGGACCGCCCAGGCCGGCTTTGGGCTGGACGAAGGTATCTACATAATCCTGACCACGCCGTCGGGGGATACGATCACAAATGCCGTGGCGACGATGGCCGCGGCCGGATTGAACAGCTACGCCGCGAAGTTGATGTTCGGTGACTGGCTGTGGTGGTCCGATCAGGTGAACAACACGATCCGGCTCGTCTCGCCTCAAGGCTTCGCGGCTGGCCGTCTGGCTAACCTGTCACCGGAACAGTCCAGTCTCAACAAGCAGATATTCGGGGTGATTGGAAGCCAGCGGACGGGCACGCCGGGCTCGGGGCAAAACACCGCCTATTCCTCCGCCGACCTGAGTGCCCTGCTGGGTGCCGGCCTGGATGTGATCTGCAATCGCCAGCCCGGCGGATCGTATTGGGGCGTACGCGGGGGCAACAACACATCCTCGAACGCCGCCATCGACGGGGACAATTACACCCGACTGACCAATTACATCGCCGAGACCCTGGCAGCAGGGATGGGCCAATATGTCGGTCAGGTGATCAACAGCAATTTGTTTCAACAGATACGATCAACGCAACTGTCGTTCTTGAACAACATGTACGGCCAAGGCCTGCTCGGTAGCACCGACGGCTCCCTGCCGTTCAGCGTGATCTGCGATTCGAGTAACAACCCCTCTTCCCGAACCGGTCTGGGATACGTCCAGTCCGACTCGCAGATCCAATATCAGGCGATCAACGAGCGATTCATCGTCAATGTGGAGGGGGGGCAGACGGTTCAAGTGTCGCGGCAGACGCTGCCTACGGGTCAGGTTAACTAGGAGATCATGAAGTGGCACTGACAGCATTCTCGATCGGCCGGGACACCCAGCTTGTGGTGATGGGTCCCAACGGGCGGGTAGATATAAGCCATGTCACCGGTTTCGAAAGCCGGCAGATCACAAGCCCGGTTCGGGTCAGCCGGCTTGACGGAACACAGCTTGGTGCTGAATTGCCGAAGGGGTGGGAAGGTAGCTTCGAGGTGGAAAGGGGGACGTCCGCGCTCGACGACTTCATTTCCACTTTGGAGCAGAATTTCTATAATGGCGGCAGCACTCAGCCTGGCACGATGTATCAATACATCACGGAGACCGACAGCTCCGTTTCGACATATCAGTTCGATGGCGTGGTCTTCAAGCTGACCAGCGCGGGTGCCTGGAAGGGCGATGCCAGCGTGAAGCAGAAACTTGAGTTCTATGCGACCCGTAAACGGCGCATCTGATGACCCCGACACAAGTCATCGCCGGAGTGGCGTCCCAGACCTTCGCCGCGACTGACCGCAATGGCCGCCGGCTGGTGCTACGACGGCTGACGGCGCTGGACACACTCCGGCTGTTCAAGGCAGCCGGTCCCGTGCTGGCTCAGAACGAGCCGTGGTTGTCGATGGCGGGCCTGGCATTTTCGGTTCTGGAAATCGATGGCGTCCCGGTACCGGCACCAGCCGCCGAACTACAAATCGAAAGCTTGATCGAGCGATTAGGCGATGCCGGTTTGGCTGCCATCGCGCAGACACTGCAAGACGAATCGGACATTCCCGATGCAAAGTTAATCGTGGGAAACTCGCCCGGCACCCCGTCCTGATCGACTGCCTGTACCTTATTCGGAACGGGGTGCCATTCGACGTTGCATTCTCACTACCGTCCACCGATCGGGCGGCGTTTGTGATCGCGCTGGGAACTCTTGAAGGTCATCGTTTCGATTGGCTGGCGTTCGACTGGGCGCAACCGGCGACGAAAGGTTAGAGCCCATGCTCAAGGTCGATTCGAAGCGGATTTCATGGTTTCTCGCGCTGCGACGGCTTCTACCTTTTCCACATCCGTCGTTAGCTCCTCGGGCTTGGGCGCGGCCGGCCCCCGGGCCGACGGGTTTGGAATTGGAGACCGCGGAGGCATACGAGCGGGCGCTTCAGGCCGGGGCTGCCAGCACGACCCGATCAGTGCGACTCCCGGGTCTTACGCTTCCGGGACTCACGCAGGTAATGCCACCGGCCGATCGCTGGCACATCAAGGTCCTGCCAGGCCGACCGAACATGGCAAGCTTCAAGGTGCCGCGGAGTGGCCTTGCGCGGAATGTTATTCCCGATTTGCCTCTGGCGAGGATGCCCGGCCAGGATTTCATGAACGACCTTGGGCATCGGATCCCCGCGGTTTCCTCGATCAGGGAACGCTACCAACCGATCGGTGGTTCAGGCGGGATGATCGGTGGTAGCGGCAGATTGTCGAATTTCGCACCGGTGGGGAACGGTCCTGCCACGCAACATGCCGGGGACATTGGTCACTATCCAGGTTCGTCGACTGTCTCCGCCGGAACTGATGGATTTGTTCCGAAACCGGACCGGGTTCCACCTTGGGAGGCGCTGTTGTCCGGTTCAGATATATTCAGCCAGGACCAGCGTCTAGCCGGGGGCCAAACAAGCGCGACTACGAGCACTCAGTCGCGATCGACTCGAACGGCTGTTGCGACATTGCATCTTGATGGCTCCGCACTGGGCCGATGGACCGTGCAGCATCTGGAGCGCGTGTTGGGGAAGCCCGGCAGCGGCATGACAGGTGTCGATCCCCGAGCCTCGACACCGCGCGGCCGGGTTTCACCCTTTTAGCCATACCTTATTTTACACAGGCGTTTTTATGGAGGCACCCTGAGCCTTGCGGGACTCGCCAATTCAGATAGGCCCCATCAGCCTTCAAGGCTTCGAAATACCGCCCTCGATCCGCTTCGGCGGTCGCCAGCGGCTAGCCGTCCACACGTTGGCGGGTGGCCGCCGGGTGGTTGAGCGCCTGGGGCCCGACGACGGCGAAGTCGCGTTTCGAGGCACTTTCTCAGGCCCGGATGCGGAAGCGCGGGTTCGGGCATTCGATACCCTGCGTACTTCAGGCGACGTCGTTTGGTTGACCTGGGAGACTTTCCGACGCCAAGTGGTCGTGAAAAGTTTCGTCGCGGATTACGAGAGTCCTTGGTGGATTCGATACGATGCGCGCTGCGTCGTTGTGCATCAATCCGGTGTTTCAAGCGCCCTGTTATCGACGATGTCTGCTTTGGTAACATCGGACCTCGGCAACGCCTTGTCCGCTGCGACGGAATCGGGACTTTCCCTAATACCGCTACAAAGCGCGCTCGCCCTTCCGAATGCCCTCACGACGGGCACCTCGGATCAGGTCGAAGCCATGGCCGCGGTTGGCACTACGCTGGACTGCATCAACAGTCAGATCGCTGCGCAATCAGCACAACTTACAAGGCCAACGGCAGCCGACCTGGACCCGGGTGCATTCATCCAGACGGTGACGACAATAACGAGTAGTGCGGGACTGCTGGCCTCGGCGGTCAACGCAGGGTCCTATGTTGGACGTATCGGAATGACTTTGACCCGGTCGGGAACCTGAGATGCAGACCATCATCATTATCGGCGGAAATCTGTTCGAGATCGCCGCGACACGGCTAGGAAGTGCCCTGCAATGGATCAACATAGCACGAGCGAATAAACTCACCGACCCGATGCTGACGGGGCAAAATGAGATCACGATTCCTCCGTTCTCCCAGACATTTTCCGACGGCATTGGACCGCAATAGATGCAGGACGTGGCCGTCCGAGTTGCCATAAACGGAAGCCAAGTCGAAGGGTTGCTGCACGCTTCAATCGTCACGAGTAATTGCTTTTCCGCTGACTCCTTCGCGCTGACATTCGCAGTGGGGCTGTCTCCATTGGATGATATCGTTTTCTGGTCTTCTGTGTCATCAGCCTATGTCGAAATCGACGTCACGACCTTATATGAGCCAGCACCGTTCCGCCTGATCAGCGGGCTGATCGATGCACTACATGTCGATCCCATCCAGCGAACCGTTTCGATCGAGGGGCGCGATTTATCCTCTTCCATGATCGACGGTTACCGTCAGCAGGATTTTGTAAACCAGACAGCCTCAGAGGTCGTATCGACCATAGCGCAAAACCATGGATTGACCCCGGTTGTCACGGCGACATCCGGCAGTGTCGGGCGCTACTATGGAGATGGTTATACGCGGCTTTCGCTTGGGCAATTTTCCAGGCTTCGGTCAGACTGGGACCTTGTGGTTCAGCTTGCCCGCGAAAATGGTTTCGATGTGTTTGTACAGGGATCCAGTTTATATTTTCGACCATCAGCATCATCCGCTGGGATCCCTGTTTACATCGCCTTTCGGGATGTCAAGGCGATGCGCTTCGAGCAAACGTTGACAATAGCGTCCAATAAGACCGCGCGCGTACAGTCGTGGGATTCCCAGAACATGGCGTCCTACGGCAGCAACAGCTCAGGTGATGGAACTGATACCGTAGCGCTGAATTCGGCACCAAGCGATCAGCCTTTTCTTTTTTCCGGCTCCAATCTCACATCGCAGCAGGTGACTGATTCAGCCGGGCGCTATGCGGCCGAGTTGGGCCGCCTCGGGACGGTTTTGCACATCGAGATGCCTTGGAACCTGACGATCTCACCGAGGACGGAGATTCTTATCAACGAGACCGGATCGGTATTCGACGCGATCTATGAGGTCGATCATATCGAGCGTCATTACAGTACAACGACTGGATCCACGCAGATCCTGCGCGCTGTTTTTATCTGAGGAAGAATGACCGACAGACTTTCGAATGCGATAAAATCACATGCGTCGAGCTTGGATCAATCTTCTGGGCAGATAAAATTTGGAACCGTGACGTCGGTCAATTCTCAGAATGCGACAGCTCGCGTGATGATCCAGCCGGATGGCGTGTTGTCCGGCTGGCTTCCTGTCCTGTCACAGTGGGTTGGAGGTGGATGGGGCATGGTATGCCCGCTTAGTCCCGGCGACCAAGTCCTGCTGGTACCTCAGGAGGGGGATGTGGAACAGGGAATTATCATTGGACGAAGTTTTTCGAATAAGCAACCGCCGCCGATCGCACCGAGCGGTGAGTTTTGGCTTGTGCATCAGACCGGCAGCTTTTGGAAGCTCTGCAATGACGGAACGATCCGCGTGAGCGGCGATCTTCATGTTCAGGGCGATGTGTATGACCAGCATGGAGCGCTATCAGGTCTGCGAGCGCACTACAATTCGCATACACATTCTGCGCCAAACGGGTCAACCGGCGCGCCCTCACCTTTGGACTAAGAAATATGTTCGATATCTTTCACGAATGGGGCAGCGACCTGGTCGTGGGTAGCGGAGGCGATCTGGCACTCTCGACGGGGTCCGACGCCGTCAATCAGCGCGTATGCCGGAGATTGCTGACCAATGCGGGCGATTATATCTGGAACCTCAACTATGGTGGCGGCTTGGCGCAATTTGTTGGCACGCCCGCGAATTCGGCTGATATCGAAGCGGTTGTGAGAACACAACTGGCGCTCGAAATAGCCATCGCAGCGACACCCGCCCCGCAGATCAGTGCTCGTGTCGCCAGTGCGGCTAACGGATACATCGTCGCAACCATCACCTATGCGGATTCGTCGTCGCTGGCGCCGGTGCAGCTTAACGTTGCGACGGGTTGATCTGACATGGATCTCAATCTGAAGACCTTCTCGCAACTCGTGGAGGACATGGGTGCCGCACTGCAAAGTGCAGCATCCAGTCTGGTCGACATATCGGTTGGATCGGTCGTACGGGCCATATTCGAGGCAAATGCCTCGGTTGTACTTTGGCTCCAATGGCTTGTTATTCAAGTCTTGCAGACGACGCGCGCATCAACCTCCAACGGACCGGATCTGGATTCCTGGATGTTGGATTTTGGGCTGACCCGGTTACCGGCTGTACCAGCGACCGGGATCGTCACTTTTTCGCGATTTGTGAATACTTTATCGGCCACGATTCCGCTTGGGACCGTCGTCAAGACAACCGACGGGTCGTTGAGCTTTTCTGTCGCCGCGGATCAGACACTTTCTATTTGGCAGGGTAACGTTCCGGGTTACGTGCTGCCCAACGGAGCAGGTTCGGCCGATTTGCCCGTTATTTGCATGAGTGGCGGGTCAGCCGGGAATGTATTGAGCGGCACCACCACAGTGATCGCAGCGTCACTGCCAGGCGTCGATCAGGTCACCAATGCAAATCCGTTTGCCAATGGGGCCGATGCGGAAAGTGACCAGGCGTTTCGAAATCGGTTTCAAAGCTATTTGGCCAGTCGATCGCGCGCCACCCCGGCGGCAGTGCAGAATGCAATCGCCAATGTTCAACAAGGGCTGAATATCGCGATCCAGGAGAACACCGGACCCGGGGGCGTTGTTCAGGTCGGCGCTTTTCAGGTCATCGTCGACGATGGAACTGGCTATCCCGCGTCCGCGCTTCTGTCCACCGTGGCCACCGCGATCGAAGCGGTTCGGCCCATTGGGACGACCTTCACCGTTCTACCGCCGCAGGTTCTCACGGTGGGTGTCTCGATGGCAGCAGCACTCAACTCAAACGCAAACGCTGCCGCAGTCATTTCGAGCATTCAGAACTACGTCGCGATTTACCTCGACAGTCTGCCCATTGGCACCGGTGCGTCGGTCACGCGCGTTGCGCAGAATGCGTATCTTGCGGGTTCTGGAATCGTCAATATCACGGGCGTCCTGCTAAACGGTCTCTCCTCGGACATCGCCGCTTCACCGGGCACAGTTATAAAGGCCGGTTCGGTCGCAGTGACGACCAATGAGGGGTGATCTTTCCGATTTCGTGTTCAGGCTATCGGCGGTGCTGCCCGGGCGCTGGTTCGCCGAACAAAGCCCAATCCTAAACTCACTGCTGACGAGCATCGCGACGCCCTGGGTTTGGCTGCATGGGTTTATTACTTATGTGATTCTTCAAACACGGCTGGCGACCGCAACGTGCACCTGGCTTGATCTGATCGCGATCGACTACTTTGGCAATGCGTTTGGCCGGAAGACAGCCGAATCGGATTTCTCCTACAGATCGCGTATTCAGGCGGCGCTTCTTAGGGAAGCAGCCACACGGTCAGCAGTGGAGATCGGATTGGCGAGTCTGACGGGCACGCCGCCGATTATTTTCGAGCCCGCGAATTGCATGGATACCGGGTCCTATGGAGTTGCATCTCAAAATTCCGTCATGTTAGGCACGGGGATGGCCTATAGCGAGGCAGGGGGATGGGGAAGTCTGCAACTACCGCTCCAATTCTTCGTGACTGTCGCCCGTCCGGTGACGCCAGGTGTCGGTCTGTTGGCGGGATACGGCACATCCAATGGTGCCTATGGCGCTGGGGCTATCAGTTATGTGGACCTGAACATGCTGCCTGGCGCCATGACCGACGCGGACATTCAAGGAACATTGAGCAGGCTTCTCCCCATCAATGCCGTTGCCTGGCTTCGAATTATTTAATCTCATTCCAGAAAGTAATGAACAGTTCGTATGGACCGCAATATCATTTATCCCGGTAGCATTCCGCTGGATACCGATCTTCTTTCGCTGAACAAGAACACCATGATCGGCCTAGGATTTCTGGCCCAAGCCGTACTTGGCACAAACACCGTTGCCGACGGCCTGACCTGTCAGCCGACCAACCCCGCTTCCATGAGTATTGTTATCGGATCGGGCAGCGTAACCCAGTTTTGTCCGGTTGATACTCTGGCCTACGGGTCGATCGCGGCCGATCCCGCATACACGGTCGTGAAGATGGGTATCAACCTAGCGCCAACTGTATTTGCATTGACCGCGCCCTCCAGCGTCGGACAATCGATCAATTATGTTGTCGAGGCTTCGTTTCAGGAGGCGGATGGCAATCCTGTCGTTCTCCCTTACTACAATGCCAGTAATCCCGCGCAATCATTCAGCGGGCCGTCGAATTCAGGATCCGCGCAAAATACCACGCGAACCCAACGGGTTCAGTTACAGATCAAACAGGGGCTTCCCGGCAATACCGGCAGTCAAACCACCCCGGCGGCGGATAGCGGGTGGATTGGTCTTTATCAGGTCACCGTTTCCTATGCCCAGACCCAGGTAACAGCGGACAATATCTCCGTCATTCCGGCCGCGCCATTTTTGCCCTGGAAGTTGCCTTCGCTACACCCGGGATTCGGTTCCGGTGTCCAGAGCTTTACCAGCAGCGGAAGCTTCACGGTTCCGGCTGGCGTCTCTCAGGTCGAGGTTGAGATTTGGGGCGCCGGATCGGGGAGTTTCGCGTCGGTCCCGGGATTATCCAGCGGTGGCGGATCGGGAGGCGGATACGCGCGGAAGCTGATTGCAGGTTTGATCCCCGGCGAGAGCATTCCCGTCACTGTTGGCTCTGGAGGGGCAGCGGGATCTACCGGCGGTGCTGCTGCCAGCTCTGGCGGGGCATCAAGCTTCGGACAATTCGTTAACGCGACCGGTGGAAGCCTTAACTATCTTGCGACGACGTCGGCGCCGGAAAACGGCGCAACCCCACCGGGTGTAGGTGTCGGGGGCGACGTAAACTTTACCGGATCGGCGGGTCAGGCTGGTCTACTCAACCAGGGCGGACTCGGCGGCGGAGCGCCGATGGGCGGGACGCAGAATAGCGGGACGACCGGAAAAGACGGCATCTTTCCTGGAGGTGGGGCCGCCGGAGCTGGGACGGGCGCCACGAACTCCGCGTTCGACGGCGCGTCCGGCGCCGGCGGCCTGCTCGTCGTGAGGTGGTAGCCTGCCGCGGCTAAACGCGTGCCAACCTGATCACCAGGGACCGTCTGTCCTTACCAAAGTCCCTTATTCGATGGGTTATTTATGTCAACGACCATCAGCCATGTCTGGAAGCCAAGCAATGCCCGCTTGGTGACGATCGATACTTTCATTCCGGTTCCTCGTGGGACGGCCATGCTGGCGCCGCCTCCCCTGAATTGGCCGACGAAAGACCCGGGCGATATCCTGGACTATATCCTGGATATCGGACCCGCGATCGTGGGTAACGATGGAGACGGAATCGCAACCCTGTCTGTCAATGTTTCACCGTCCAACCCTGGCGACCTGGTACTTCAGAGCGCGACGGCGGACGGCTGTCGCGTCGTACTTTGGCTGTCCGAAGGTCAGGCCGGGACGATTTATACGATCACGTTCAGTATAACGACGATCAACGGAAGATCATTGCAGAGAAGCGTCCTCTTGCCGGTGCTTCTTCTGTCCGTCCCCGTGGTTCCACCCAACGCGCTGATCACGGGAACCGGCGTCGTACTGACTGACCAAAATGGAAATCCGGTCCTGTCAGGCAGTTGATTCACCCTACTCTGCCTTGATTTCCTATCCGGATCACAGAGCCAACTCCTTGGATCAGGCTTCCCTAGACGATACCGGGAAGCGGAGAATGCGTAGCCATGCCCACAATTGATGAGCTTGCCCCGGCGACTTCGGCATCTGACATCGACGAGTTCGTCGTCAGCCAGTCGGGCATTGCTCGTAAGATAACACGTGCCCAGATATTGAATGGTGTCCAAACGCAGCTGATGCTGCCCGCGGGGTCGCTATTGGGCGGTGTCGGTTCCGGAATGGTCACCCCACAGGTCGTTACGGTCGGGCAGAACCTGAGCTTCAACGGGTCCACATTGACGGCGACGGCGGCTCCGTTCGTCGTTGCGGCCCTTCCGTCCGGAACGGTGCCAGCGACCGGCGATCTCCTGTCCTTGTCGCAAGGCGGCCGTGACGTGTCTGTGACCTATGGCCAACTTCTAAGCGGCCTTTCGGGCGTTGCGAATATCAACCTCTCACAGGCTCTTGTCACACCAGACGGCGCGGCAGCCGGACAGACGCTGGGCCAACTGACCGCCAACATGCTGCCCTCATCCGGTGGAACCGTAACCGGAACCCTAACGCTCGCCGAATCCCCCATCGCTTCCGGACATGCGGCGAACAAGGCCTATGTGGATCAGCAGGTCGTCGCCACTTTGCCGCTAAACGGCGGCTCGATGTCGGGGATACTGACGCTCTCAGGAACGCCGCAGCATCCGCTCGATTCCGCCACAAAGGCATACGTGGATTCAATCGCTGCGAGTATGCTGCCGATCGGTGGTGGCTCCGTTTCCGGTGCTCTGCTTTTGGGAGCCGACCCAACTGTTTCGCTACAGGCGTCCACGAAACACTATGCCGATCTGAAGTTGTCGCGGACAGGCGATACGCTGTCGGGCGTATTGACACTTGCCGCGGACCCGGTGTCCGCTCTGCAGGCAGCCACAAAAAGCTATGTCGATACAGAGGTATCCACTTCTCTACCGCAATCCGGCGGGACGTTGACAGGCGGCTTGTTTCTGGCAGCAGATCCCATCAGCAGCGCACAGGCCGCCACCAAGCAATATGTCGATCAGCGCGTGCTGCGAACAGGCGATACGCTGACGGGCGCCTTGATCCTCGCAGGCGATCCATTGGTGGCGTCGCAAGCGGCCACGAAGAACTACGTGGATACGCAAGCTGCCGGCTCGCTCCCACGATCGGGGGCCTCGATGACCGGCGCTTTGCTGCTGGCTTCCGACCCATCGGCGCCTCTACAGGCCAGTACGAAGCAGTACGTCGATCTACACGTCATGCGCAATGGCGACACGCTGACCGGCGCTCTGTACTTGGCGTCGAACCCGACGGCCGCGACGCAGGCAGCCACCAAGCAATATGTAGACAATCAGGTCGCGACGGGCATAACCGCTGGGGGCGGTACCTTCACCGGACCGGTGGTACTGGCAGCGGACCCGACGGTGCCAACCCAGGCAGCCACGAAGCACTATGCCGACGCTAGGGTGCTGCGGACGGGCGATACCCTCAGTGGTGCCCTTATCCTGGCGGCCGATCCGGTGGCCGCCGCTCAAGCCGCAACGAAGAACTACGTGGATACGCAGGTACTGGCGTTGTTGCCGCGATCCGGCGGCAGTCTTGCCGGGTCTCTTACGCTGAACGCAGATCCAACGAGTTCCGGCCAAGCCGCGACAAAGCACTATGTCGATACGCAGGTTGGCACGGCGCTGCCTTTGTCGGGTGGGTCCCTGGCGGGATCGCTATCGTTGGCCGCGGGACCAACGGCACCGCTGCACAGCGCCACCAAACAGTATGTTGATGGCCAGGTCGCGACGTCCTTGTCCTGTTCGGGCGGCACGGTGACCGGGACATTAACGCTCGCGGGCCTACCAACGATGCCCTTGCAGGCAGCCACAAAGTCATACGTCGATGCGAACCCCAATTCCGCGGGCGTCATCAACGTGATGCTGCCACCCTACGGTGCCAAGATGGACGGGGTGACGGACGACACCGCCGCATTCAAAGCGGCCTACCTTGCAGCTGCTAACGGTGCCACGATCTATGTGCCAAATGGCACGACAGTCATTCAGCAGCCAGGGTCCTGGGGGATATCTCTCACGAAACGGGTGAAGTGGCAGGTTGACGGAACCGTTCTGGCAGATGGGACACCGCTTGGCGCATCGATCCCGAGCGGCGGGGCGCCGGCGGCTGTTACATTGCCCGGAATGGTCACAGGCAGCACTCAGACCGGTCTGACGACGTCGCAAGCGGGATCGCAAATCACCGACTTCGCGGTCAATCAATCGTCTTATATCGTTAGTCATAACGGTGGGACAAACGGCACCGTCATCGCCAACGTCCGGGCCGACACCATCATTTACGGCAGCCCCGGGAATTATGTTTGGGGCGGACTAGACCGCCTTGTCTGGACGGGAACCCAGACCCCCACGGCGGCGACACCTGCTCAACATGTCGGCCGCTACATTCAGACCCTTCGGCAATCGGCGTCGACCGGATCCAGCGGTCAGTTTCTGCCGCAACCGCAACTTTGGGCCGCATGCATCGAATATCGGGACACGACAGGCGAACCGTCCAGTGTGACGAATGCGTCACTCACGACCGAAATGGATTGGTTCGGGAATGGTCTGGACGATGCTAACTGCAGAACCATCCAGAGCCTGGTGATCGGCCAGAATAACTTGTCGGGCGCCCCTGTCGAGGTATCGACAGTCATCGGGGTTTATCTGGCCGCCGGGTCGTCCGGAAGCGTCAAAACGGTATTAGGCATCGGCACTCCGTTTTCGAATGCCGTACTCGATTCGACTTACGGACTTTCGATTAACAACGCGCCGGTTATTAAAATGTCGGCTGGCCAGGCAATCGCCTTCGAGAGCAGCAACAGCAATCGATTACTCTACGACTCTACGACCAATACACTCCGTTGGAATCAGGGATCGATTTCCTATGTCGTTGGCAAGGGCATCACGGTTGGATGGGCGGACATCTATTCCGGTTCCGCGACGCTGCCGAACTTTAGCTCGGGAAGCATCAATTTCCTGACGGGTAATTCTCCCTATTCCATCACGCTGCCACCGGCAAATACGGTCGCGGCAGGGACAGGCTTTACCTTCACGGTCTCAGGGTCCGGGCCTGTCAGCATATTGCCGAGTGGGGCCGACGGGATCGAGTCCGGCCCGATCGTTTTGCATACGAATGATCGATATCATATCATCTCCGATGGAGGGTCATTCTGGCACGAAGTGTTTTGGACGAATGGCGTTTCGCCACGCTTCCTTGGGCCGATGGTTCTGGCGTCCTATTCCGTTGCGAACCTGCCCTCAGGCGTGACGGCTGGGGCCAAGGCTTTCGCAACGAATGGCCGGAAGCCGGGTGAGGGCGCCGGGTCCGGTACCGGCGTCGAGGTCTTCTTCGATGGCCAGCACTGGATCTCGTCATGCGGTGGAACCGCGGCCGCCTCCTAACGCCACTTGGTTTGATCCCGGCACTCGTGATTCAAAACGGTCTGCCCAACACCTTCACGCTCGCGCTTTCCTGTAAGCGCACCTCTCGAACCGAGATCATACATGCCAACTATATCGCAATTGCCCGCGGCAGGTCCTATCTCGGCGGCCGATGAAGTTCCAATCAGTCAGGGAGGATCCGTTTGTGCCGTATCGGTCGGTGCTCTTCTGGCCTCAACGCAGCCAGCGATTATCGTGGCTTCGCCGTCCATTCTCGGCAGGATCAGCATCGGATCAGGCGGACCAGAGCAGGTCGATCTCGGGATCGGCCTGAGTCTTTCTAGCGGGACAATGGTTGCGGATGGTTTGGACCATGGGGATTTTCCGGTCGCGCCGAGCCTTGCCGTATCCTCCGATCTGGTCATTTCGAATCAGGGCAGTCCGATGCTGATGCAGGCATCCCTGCTGCGCGGACTGTTTTCCGCCGGTGCCAATGTCGCGATAGATCCAAATGGAACCATCTCCACGACAGCCATCGGGACGGTAACCGGCACAGTTGAATCGGGTAATTCAATTGGTGAACTGCAAGTTGTCTCTAGTCTGTCAACACAGGATCTGGTCGCGGTCAGCCACGCAGGCTCCGACTATGCCATCGCGTACGGCAATTTCCTGGGTGGCGTGACGATCGATCAGGCGCCCGCCGCCGGCCCCGCCAGCAACGCCGACACGCTCTGGGTTGCCCAGGGTAGCAATGTCATGGCCAGCCAGACATTCAGCGCCATCTGGGTGTGGCTGGCCAATAGTTTGCCGACCTATAAATTGCCAGTGGTTGAAATCACCACCAATACAAACCTCGATACCACCGTTCATAACGGCCGCATCCTGGTGTGCAGCCAGCCCGTCACGCTGTCCCCCCTGACCGGTAACATGGGCAGCGGATTTCAGTGTTCAGTGATGAACGCCAGTACGGGTAACGTAACGCTCGGGTCAGGCTTTGTGAGTTCCAGCGGCAGCCTGATCTTGCCGCCCTGGCAATCGGCGATACTGTCGTGCGCCACTTACTCCGGCGGAACAATCGCCTTCGCGGCGATGCCGGGAGCGGCTTCCACGACCGCGCTTCCAGGTCAGGCCGGAAGCCTCGCCAGCACAGGCATCACATCCACAACGATATCCGTGTCTTGGCAGGCGCCGTCCACCGGCGGCGTCGTATCATCCTATATTGTCCAACACCGGCTGACTGGCACGACGCCCTGGAGCGGCAGTGCATCGGTGACGGGTTCGACAGCGTACCAACTCACCGCGCTGCAACCTGCAACAAGCTATGACATCTCTGTCCAGACGCAGAACGCCACCGGGATTGGCGCCACGTCGACGATCCTGACCGTCGCGACAACCGCCGCGATACAGGCGACAGTTCCGGCGCAGGTCATCGGTCTCACGGCAACCCCGACCTCCAGCAGCGCCATTCAGCTCAATTGGTCTGGCCAGACAGGGGCCACGGCCGCGACGAACTTCACCATCCAATACAGGATCACCGGTTCCCCCACCTGGACGTCATCTGTGACGGGAGTCACCGGGACCCAGGACTCCGTAACCGAACTTCAGGCCGCGACCAGCTACGATTTCTCGATCATTGGGGTGAACAGTGCCGGTGCCGGTGCCGTGTCCGCGACGGTGACCGCTGTGACATTGGCTGCTTCGGCCTCGGTGAGTTCCATCACCTGGAATCTGGTTCCAGCCGGCCCCTACACGCACGGCAGTGGGGCGATCGGGCTCAATGCCCACGTCTCGCCGGCGCCCTCGCCGATCCAATTCGGCTTTTCACTATCGGCGTCCGCCCCGCCGTCAAGCTGGACCGCCGCCGTCCTGGTCAATACCGATCTTTGGGGCGCTTATGTGAATACACCGGCGACGGCCGGCACCTGGTATGCCTGGGCGGAAGGGCTTGACGGGAGCGAGCCAACGGTCAGTCCGGCCGGGTTCGTGGTGCAATAG